CATGCCACCACCTCTGATTGCATCAAGTGCTTGTTTCTCAACCAAGTCATACTGACCCAACTCACGCAACATTGACTGTTGCAAATCAGACTCAGACTGCATCCTTTGCTTGGCAAACTCCATCAATCCCTTTTTGTATATACCAGAACGAATGTTTGGTGCAGATACCCCACGCTTTCCAAATGTTGCCTGATACGGTTGCAGTTGCTTGTCATACGACTGTGCAAGGTCACGCAAACTTCTTCCAGTACTCTGGGTAACACCTTCACGTGAAAACCTTGCCTGAGCAGCCTGTGGCGCATACTGTTGCTCCAAGGCACGCCTACGTGCTTCATAAATACTTGGGTCAAACGCCATACTGTTTTACTGCCTTTCTATCTTCCTGAGCCTTCTTACGATTGGCTTCCATGTCATCTATTCTTTTATTCAACTTGTCAATCTCCATAATCAAAGACGACGCAATCTGACGGATTGCTGTCGCATCCGTTGACTTGAGTGCTGTCAATGCTGGAATTGAAAATGAATCCATCAGCCAAATACCTGACCTGCTAGCACAATCTGGTCATGAGCAGCCAAAGTGTTTGGCACTTCTGTGCTGTCCAACTTTGCATAAGTCACAGCACCGTCTGCAATCTTGAGAGTTGATACTGCGTTAGTTGCTAGTTTTGCGTTTGTAATAGCCGAAGAATCAATGTTTGTTCCATCTGACAAACCGTTGACATACAACGATATAGCCGTCATGTTGGCATTCATTTCTGATGCTTCAGCAATAGTTCCGCTAACAAACGAGTGTGGAATTGTAATTGCCATTATCCTGTTACCTTTCGTGAATTAAACTTGTATGAGATGCTGTCAATACCCCACGACAAACCAGTTGGTCCAGTAAAGAGCAACTGCACAGAACGTGCAAGACCCAAGTTTGAACCACGCACAACCTGTGCACCTTCTGCCTGAACACCCCATTTATCAGAACCCCAACGACCTTCACCCCACAACATTCCCGTTGCTGATGCATCAATAGAAATATCGAATGTCTTTCGTTCGTTGCCAGTAGCCTCTTCAAAGTTGTGAAACACTTTGACATTGACTGTGCGAGCGGTGTCTGATTGTTTGATAACAATGTCTGGTCTACGCCACATCTTCTTCATTGAGTACGAACGACCGTCAACCCAACCAGTTCTGTAATAAGAAGTAAAGTTTGTCTCAACAGTTGCAAGCAAATCGGTTTCAGCCTCAAAGGCGTCAACTCTTAAAACTCGTGGAATGTTTGGATGTATAACAAGACCGTATGTTGTTCCAGTTGATGATGTGAAGTCCGTTCCACCAATAACACCATAATTGTCAGCAGTTGAAACCAATGTGTATGCACCACGCTGACCAATGCTTGGGTCGTAAATCAAATTAACAGTTGCATTAGAAACAGTTGTTGTCTTTGAATATGGCAAAGACAACCAAACACGACGGTTGACATAAGACACAGAAATAGTTGATGTTGCAGCGTCATTCACATAGTTGTTTGGGTAAATAGAGTTGAAGTTGTCAGACAAGTCAACAATGCTAGAACCATTGTAAAAGAACAAACCATTTGGATGTGAGTAAAAGTAGATACCGTTCTCTGCAACAGCAACCTTGTTTGGCGAGTCAACACCAAGACGTGCTGTAAGTTCAACAACAGCAAAGTCTGCTGTTTCATAACCATAAACAATGTAAATTGAGTTTGGTTTGAAAACAATCAACTGACCTGCGTACACAGCAAGAGCCTTGATTCCATCACCACCACCAAGAAAATCAATATAGTCTTCAGTAGCCCAGTCTTCGGGTTCGGCCTCATGCGACCAATGAAGCCTATTCAAATGCGTAGTTCCAGCAGTTCTAACACCTGCAGCAAACATTTTGTTTGCGTGAACAATAATGTGTTCACATTGTGGAAAATCGTTTCGTGAAGGAGCATTGTAGTTGTCGTTAAAATCACCCGCTGTTGCAATTGTTGGAACAGCAGTTGCATAAGTGCTACCAGTTTCCCAAGTGTAAGTAGCAACCCCTGCTGTGCCAGTCGCCATATAAAGAACTTGACCCCAGTTTGCGAAAGAAGCACCATGGGTATTAGATGCAACAACATTATTTCCAGAGGAATATTCAAGTCTTGTAAAGTTGGTTCCACTTGAATGAAAAACACCAGTATCGGATGCCAGCATCACTCTAGGTGATGCGCCATAAAACGCATGAAGATTATGAGGATTCCAAGTACCGCTGATTGCTGTAGAGTTAATCTCACGCATAGCGCCACGAGTAAATAGACCACCACGAGGGTCAATTTCCACATTCAACATGTCAGGCGACTCATTACGAGCCAACTGAAACTGGTCAGCCCGAAGGTTCAGACCACCAGTAAAGTCGTCGTAGCGTTCAACGGATACATTGCTCATTGTCCAAGAGTCGCTCCAAGCGTCTGCAACCAGCGACGCATAGTTGGATACTGACGACCACCAGACATAATAACTGGCTGTGCACTTGATGCTTTCATCAAGTCACGGCGAGCAAGTCCAACACCCTCTTCAAACGAGTTCATGTACATCTGCGACAACTGTGCATCCTCTTGACGCTGATACACACGGGCTAGCACAAAATAAGGCAACAGAGCATGAAACCATTCATCAAGGTCAATAGTCTCAGATGTATTAGTCAACCACGTGTATACCGGGTTTCTAAAAGCACGAATGGTAATTGGATACACGGCATCAGGCTTAGCCCAGAACTGAATCTTTTTATCCCAGAACGAATAGAAGTATGGTCGTGAAGGTACATCGGTATTACCAAGCCAAATGTCTTCTGCTTGGTTGTAATCAATCAAAGTAAGACGATTACCGGATGTGCTCGAATCTACAACCGAGATAATTTCACGAATGTCACCAATCGTAGAGATGGTGTATTCACGTTGACCAACTACAGTGTTAAATGTGTAAGTCTCTTGAAGGTACGGCCACCTTCGCTCAAGTGAGTAGATTCGTTGAAACCCCTCACGAGCAAACTGGTCAATAATAGAATCAGGCAAATCCACTTCATCAAGGTCAGCCATATTCCTAACTTGGGTTCGTAATGTTGCAAGACTTATACTCATTTAGCCTGCCCTTGTGACCTCAAATGTCCGATGCAATAGTCCGTACCCCGTGCTTTCGGACCCTCACAGGTGTCCTCATTGGCAATACAACGGTTGCGCCCGATATACGGCGCAGATGGAGCAGCAATCTTTGCTCCCGCTGTCGGGGCTAGGCGGAAACCAGATACTGGTGTTCCGTAATAGGATTGGGCAGGTACGGCGTTTTTCATATACAACTACCCCAATTTGTTACATATCCCCCACCTTTCGGTGGGGGTATACGAGTAATTACTTTGCGTTGCGCTTTTTGTTTCTAGCGTTGCGGGTCATTGAACCAGTTTTTTTAACTGCTTGCTCGGCCTTAAACTTACTGCTTTTCACGCCACGCAATTTATCTCTTTGAGGAGAATAATCTTTTGCATACCCACCAGATTTGGTGACACCTTGCTTCATTTGCTGTGAAGCATCCTTGAGTTTTTTTGCTTGATACGCAGCATATTCACGTTTTGATTTATTCATCAAACCAGTAGAATAAAAACCGCCACCTTCGGTATCTTTGCCGGAATAAACCGCACCTTTGTTCCTATATTCGTATTCGCTCAAACGGTCTCCAGCGGCTATATTTCCACGGCTTGGTTGCGCATTACGAGTAGAAGAACGTGCCTGCTTCTTCAAACGCTCTGACTGTGCCTTCTTTGCTTTATCTGATGCACCGCTTTTCTTCGGTGCTGCTTTCTTCATTGCCATGTTAACTCATGCTCCCATATTCTGCTTTACGCTCTGCTTTTGATTCGGTTTTTTCATGGTTCTTACTTTCCTTTTTTGGAGGATAGTTAGAAGTCTTTGTTCCAGCCTTAGGAGTTGCATCCGCATGGCTGGAAAGAATTGAATACTTGTAAGGCATTATTGCTCCTTTGAAATAGGGGAGTGAGCCAGAAACGCCCACTCCCCCGTTCAATTACTTGCGGTAGATTGACACCGTGTTTGCCGCAGTGAATACTGCAACATACGATGCTGATGATGCTGCTGCAACCGAGAAGGTTGCTGCTACACCAACAAGTGTCACGCCCGATGCACCAGCAGTTACCACGATTGGGTGGGTTGCTGCTGCTACGTTCACAACAGTGAACTCAAACGAAGAGCCAACGCCCTCGTCTGTGAACGCTGCACCAAGTTCCGCACCCGTAGGTGTGGTCAAGGTACGGCTTGCTGTTGGGGTCATGGTGTAAACAGTCTGTTGTGCACCAGCAAGAGTTGCTGCTGACTGAACAGTTGCTGCATCGGTGGCGGCAACAACAGTTACCTTCTCCATCTTTGCTGCCCATGTTTCAAGACGCTTGCGTGTTACTGCGCCTTCTGTGTCATTTGCTAATAGTGGCATTTCGTTTTCTCCTTGTTAGTTAGTGGACTTAGGCGGTCTTTGCCGTGAGTTTGCCCTGCTTCGCACGGTTGCGACAGGTCAAGTTTCCGTAGCACATGATGAGCGCATAGCGAGCATCTGTGTCTTCTGGCTTGATGAAGTCCGTCTGAGCGAACCACTTGTTGCTGTGACCTACGAGGGTGAGGTACTTCGTGTTGAGGAAGTAGAACACGCCGTTGGTGCAATGCACGTCGTACATTACAGGAGCAGCCTTGAACAACAGGTTCTGGAATCCAGCATCTGCAGTCTTGGTGTCGGTGTAACGCAGGTTTGGCTGAAGCAATGCTTCGTACTTCTCAAACAAAGTCTGGGTTGTCAACAAGGTGTCTGGGTGGTCATTACCAACCGAAACGCTGTTGTAAGCGGTGCTCATTTGTGCGAGGGTCAACGCAGTTGCGGTGTTTTCCTCGTATGAACGCCAGAACTCGTTGCCTGCTGTTGCT